CCCAACATAATATTCTATTCGGTGCTTAGTATGGACCGAGGGGTTGAGGCTTTTAGTCCTTTTCATTACAGGCTTTTTTAGTTTTTTATCGGTCATGCTATCGGTGTCTAATGTTAGGGATTATTTTTTCAATTACATTCCAACCTTCTTCGGATTGGTTAATAAAATCGATCCCCTTGTCGAGCCAAGTGTTATGGATCTTTCGCCTTTGTTTCGCGGTAGCGTCTCGGAGGGAGTGCTTGTAGTCATGCCCCCAAAAGTAAGCGAGACCCATGTAGTCGGGAGTGCCGACCAAAGTTCTGTCGAGTTTATGCACTTCAGAGTATGCGTTTACAGTAAGTGATGCGAGGTGTATGATCATGTTGGTTGGTCTCCTTACTTTACGGTGATAATCTTTTCCATGAATCGAAACTAATGAACGATTCCTCTTCACCCCATCGTTTTAAATAATCGGTGATTAAATCAATGAATTGATGAGACGATCTGTTGCACCGTAAATCTTGGATTTGGTATTTCGTAAGATAGAGGGAAAGGCTGTCACTAAACGGAGCCCCTTCCTCATTATATCGAGAGAATATAAGTTTTATTTTTGTAGTTTTCATGCCCTCAATCTAGCTTATCTGTACAGGAAAGCAAGTAAAACATGAAAGTATTTTTAACGACTGTCAGAACTGACTGTTAGTCAGCAGGCTAGGGGACAAGAAAAGTTTACGATTCTATGTCCGAAACTTCCGCCTCGACTATCTTTTCATCTTTCAGGGTGGCAAGCTCGGCTCGGATCTCATCCAGGCTAAGAGATTTCTTTACTTCGATGACTTGGGTTGGCTCGCCTTCGTATTGGCGATGCTTATCGATTAGGATGCCGGTGGCTATTGGGAGAACACCCGCAGGGATTTCATCGTTCTCCAACTTCTCGATCATCTGCTCGACGGCCATTACGCTGGCTGTACCGATCAATCCCTTGAGGTGTTTCTTCGATTCCTTGAGGACTTCGGCTTCTCGAGTGCGGACTACGGCAACGGTATTGGCTGAGATCTTACAGGCTTTGGCCACCTGTTTGATCGTCGCCCCCGCTGTTAGCATTTGAACGCACCTAGCATAGTCGGCCGGTCGTTTGTCGAAAAGCTTTTGGCCCGTCCATACTGCTGGGCAAGTATCTTTGACTTCGAGGTTGGCCGATAAGTTATCGGGGAAGTGGCTAGTCCTTGGCAATTTAGTCGGCATGAATGCTATCGGTGTAGAGGTTTGAGAATGAATTATCAATAAGGTATTTGGCAAGTACAATTAGACATAATCAAAATTGTCCGAACCCGATACAGCATAAAAACACGAAAAACATAATAAAACGAGCCTTTTGCAATAATTTTATGCGATTTGTGACGCTAGGCAGGGGGGGAGGGGGTCCGAAGACCGTCGGACTTTTTCACCAAGACCGATTAGTAGCCATAAAAAAATTCCGACAATTGTCAATCGCCGAGGTTACAATCAAATCGCCAATTTGTTAGATTCGAAGCATGGAATGGACTCCACATCCCGCTCTTCCCGCCCTCACGAAGGAGGAGATGCTTGCGATGGAGCCCGAACGCATCCTCGAGTATTATAACACCCGAGAGGCCGCCATAGAGGCCGAACGGGACGACCCATACCGCCATGGCTTCGAACTCGACACCTGGAAGCTCGCCGACGAAGAGTTAAAGACTCACTCGGAGATCCTCCTTATGGGCGGAAATAGGGCTGGCAAGTCCGAGCTATGCGCCAAGCGGGTAGTGCAAACCCTCGTTGAAAACCCTGGCACGATTATTTGGTGCCTTACGGAGACCTCGGCCAATTCGATCCAATTTCAGCAAAAACTCATATTCAAATACCTTCCAAAGGAGATGAAGTCACTCGGCAGGGGCAAAGTCGGGTATATAATGTACAGTCTTCGCAATGGCTTCACGGCCTCGAAGTTTACTTTGCCCAACCGATCCGAGTGCATCTTTCGGAATTGGAGCCAGGACATCAGTACCATCGAAGGAGGGGAGATCGGATGTCCCGCTCCGCCGATCAACGGCACTCACAACATAGGCTTTTGGGCCGACGAACTCGTCCCCATGAGTTGGGTCGAAACGCTTCGCTTTAGATGCGTCACTCGTTCGCACAAAAGCCCCTATGATGGAGTGGTCCGCCCCGCATCGGGCATAATTTCCTTCACCGCCGTAGATGGATGGAACAGCGTAGTCAAATCGATGCTCACGGGAGCCCGCACGATCAAGTCGGCCAAAGCGGACCTCTTGGGAGGTGAGGAAGTCCCGCTTGTCCAACAGCCTCTTCGCAAAGCCTCGAGCGTTGTTTACTTTCACACCTCGGCCAATCCCTTTGGCGGATGGTCGGCGATGAAGAGTCAACTCGATGGAGAGAAGAGGGACGTCATTTTATGCCGGGCATATGGAGTCCCGACGAAACAAAGTCGAACGGTTTTCCCATCCTTCGGCGACAAGAATATCATAAAAAAGGATGACCTCCCCGACCTCTCGGAGGCCAATTGGGTTTTGTCGATTGACCCTGCGGGAGCGAAGCCTTGGTCGATGGTCCTGTTTGCCATCGATCCCCACGGGGTTGCATGGGCGGTCAGGGAGTTCCCTGATTTCGACACTTGGGGCGGATGGATTGACTTGACGAAGGAGAAGGTATCGGGAGGTGAGGCGGCCCAGCCGAATGGCTACGGCCTGCGGGATTATGCAGAAGAGATCCATCGGATGGAATCGATCTGCGATGATGATGTCATTCGTATAATCGACCCTCGGCTTGGGGCGGCCAGCTATCAAAAGGCCGAAGGCTCGAGTAACATCATAGACGACCTGGCGGTCGAGGACATTATTGTTCAGCCGGCCGAGGCGTTGGACATCGAGACGGGCTTGCAGGCAATTAACAACCTCTTGGCATGGGATCGGACCCAACCGATGGACTTTGACAATCGACCAAGCCTGATGATCTCGGACGAGTGTCAGAATTTAATCGCAAGTATTCAGGCGTATGAGGTGGGTGACTTGAAGCACCCCGCCAAGGACTTTGTCGATTGCGTTCGAATGTTTGCGGTTGGGAATTTCGAATATTTTAGCGAGGCGGATATGCAAGTAACGGGTGGAGGAGGCTATTGATATGGGAGTTGGAAAGAAATGGACTAAATTGGATCGGGACCAGGTTGTTTTGCTTCGAACGGGCGGGATGAGTTGGCCAAAGATAAGCAAGCAGACGGGCATCCCTCGATCGACTTGCATCGGTATATATAAAGAGGACGCTGTGATCGTCGATGAGGTGACCAAGGTCGAGCCATCGGAGGATCAAATCGAGGAGGCATTCGTCCTAAAGCACGTCCCGAATCCCCGCCTTATGTTGATCGGATTCTCGGGACGTGAGGGGTATGCGAGATGTGTCAAGCGACCCGAGGACAACCGCCCCGTGAAGAGCGCCCTGCTTGTCAAACGTGTCGAGGATGACCTGTACAGACTCGTATGAGACTAGGGATCAATTCGAGTCCCGCATCGACTCGCTCCTACGGGAAATGGTCGTTGAGGAGGCTCTTGGGGCGATTCAAGACGAGCGCGACCCGAGGAGCTTCACGCTTCACGAGATCGCCGGCTTTTTGGGGATCGGATTTGAAACGATCAGGCGGATCGAAAGCGAGGCCCTGGGTAAATTTAAAAATGTAATGATAAATTTGGAGGAGTAATATTATGGAAGAAGAAGGAAATGGATTAAGCGTTCAGGAGTTCAGCGAGAAATCGCCCGACGTTGATGATTTGAAACGAGATTTTGACGATGCGAAAGCGAACCTATCGTTTTGGATGGACAAGGCGGAGGATGGACGGGAATGTCGATTTAACGAATGGGCGGGCAAGAACGATACGGGAAAGAAGCTCGGCCCCGAAGCATTCCCCTGGGACGGGGCAAGTGATCTCAGTCCAAATCTCATCAACCCATTGATCGAGGGTGATGTTGCCCTGCTCGGTCAATCGCTTTCGCAGGCTAACTTGGTTGCGGCCCCCGTTGAATCGGGTGACGTTGCCTCGGCCAAGCTTGTGAGCGAGTTTCTTCGCTGGCGAATGGGCTCGATGGAGGAACTCCAACGGGAGGCCGCCATTGGCGCTAATTATCTTTTGCAAAACGGCCTGACTTTCTTCG